TTACCCCTTTGAAGCGCCTGCAGATTTGACCTTCTCGACGGTGCGCAGGCTTGCGATGCCCAGCATGCCGGACAGGATCACCCAAAGCGATTCTGCTTCCAGCATGGGCGGCGCGCTCATAGTAACCGGCACCCAGCCCTTGGCCTGCATCAGCGCCCAGCCCCACACCAGGAATGGGTAGATCAGGAACTGGTACAGCATTGACGCAGCGCCGACCCAGCCGATGGCAGGGCGCCAGCCAGCCACGAACAGGCTTGCATTCGTGGCCTCGGCCTTGTTGACCTCCATTTGACCAGTCGCCAGGCTGGCATCGATCTTGGCTGCTTCAATGCTGACCTTCTGCAGCTCGATCTGCGCGTCCAGACGTTCTTTGTCGGACGTGAAGAGGTCGTCAGCAATCTTGCCGATGGCATCCACGATGCCGCCCAGGATGATCGGGTTCATGCGGCCTCCTTGAGGGTACGGTTCAGCCATCCAAGAAGAAACTTGCCCTGGCTCCTGTCACGCGTGACGATATCGCGGTAGCGGGCCATCTTGGCGATGGTGTATCGCGCGCTAAACAGCTCAGGGTCGGACATGTTGAGCGCCGCCAGGGTGAGCGGGCCGACTGCGCCATCGGGCGTGACGCCAGCAACGACCTGGGCGATCTTGACCGCAGTGCCTGGGCCAGCATTCACACCGAAGTCAAACAGGTGCCGCGCGATCACCTGGGACGACACGTCATCCAACCTCATCACATCCCAGAAATTCTGCTTGTAGAAGGCGCGCACCGCGTCAGCTGCAGGCCTGCCACCTGCATCGATCGCAGCCCAGCCGCTCCAGTTCGGCCACCGGTTGCGCGCGATCCCGGCATAGGTCATGCCGCCTTTGTCGCCTGAAACGCTGGTCAGCTTGTAGCCGCCCTCGTTCACGATCATGGATTCAAATGCAGGTTGGAATTCACTCATTTGGTCTTCCTAGGCACTGGTTCGCCCTGCTTGAGGACGCGGATATCTGATTCAGCAGTCTCCAGGCGGAACTGCAGGAGCGTCAGCGCGCCTGAAAGGCCATTGGTCGTGGTGTCCTTCACCTTGAGTTCTGCGCGCAACTCCCGGATGTCGCCACGCAGGGCCACAATCTCCTCAGCCGCTTTCTCGCCCTTGAAGTACATCGTCACGATCAGCATGGAGATCGTGCCCAGCACAGAAAGCAAGTAAGGAAGCGGGAGCTTCAGTTCAATGATTCGCTGCGCCGGCCCAGACGGCTCTAGGGAGGTTCTCATCTGTGTGGTCCTATCTGTCCTATTTCCTCGTGCCATTCGCAGCGCTCGGACTGTTGCTGGTCGCCAAGCTATTGAACGGCGGCTTTGGCCGGTATCGAAAGCAGGCCGCCAAGAGACCGTCCAGCAAGCTGGCTGCCAGGGCCGAGCAGCCCGAACATCGCCGCGTTGCGCAGCGTCTCATCAGTGGACCCGCTGGGCTGCAAGAGGCCCATCCCAGCGCCCAGGAGGCCGGCACCGGCCAATGTGTTGGCGCCAGGTGCGAATGCGATGGGGACCATGCTCAACGTGCTGCCCAGGACTGAGCCCGCGCGCCCCATGCCGGTAGACAGCAGCGGCGAGTCGAATTCGCGCAGATCCCGAATGTCCTGCTTCGACAGTTGACCCAGCGACTGCTGTATCCCAGACTTTGTGTTGTTCATGCCCTGGCCGATGCCAGCAAGGAGCAATTCCAGCGGGTTCATGCCGCTTGTGGGGTCGTGTTCACCAGCCATGTTTTCTCAACAAAAAGCCCGCTCAAGGCGGGCATAGGACTATGGAAAATTTGCGTGAGGCCATCAATCAGATGATCCGTGACAGCAACTTCAGCCCGGGTTTCATCGGGTGGATTGGCGCGCTGATCGTGCTTGCTCTGTACGACTCATGGAGGGGGCGCAAGTAGGCCGCCCGTGTATGCCAGGGCTGGGTTGAGCAGGCCTCGCATCACTGGCTCGCGCTGGACCGGTCCGAGCAGGCCGGGCGTCACGTTCTCTGCTGCTCGCTGCTGGATCGTCGCGCGCACGTTCTGCACAGCCGGGTTGACCATCGGCCCAACCACTGGGACATTGCGCAGCATGTCCAGGCCCCGGCCCAGCAACAGCGCCCCTGAGTTGCTGTTGTTCACCGCAGACCCTACGGGCTGCACCTGGGTGTAGCTGGCCACACGCCCGACGCGCTTCAGGCTCTCAATTTCCTCCGGCTGAAAGAACAGAGCCAGCTTCTTGTCACCGATCTGGCTCAGCGCCTTGTTGTACGCCGATTGGCTGAATTTGCCCACTTCGTCAGCAGCACCCCCCAGAGCCTTGTCCTTGAGGTGCGCGACGATGGCATCGCGGATCACCGGCACGCCTTGCGGGCCAACCTCCTGGGCCAACATCTGGGCTTGGTTGGGTGTGCCGCCAATCACATACTTCTGCGCGATCTTCAAGGGGTCCGAAGTCTCGCTCTTGGATAGCACACTGCGTACCAGTGGCGACGAGTCCTCATAGGCGTAGGCAGCCCGTGTCGCACCTCTGGCGCGGTTCACCGCATCAATGGCCGAGCCCGGCGCGGCGTCCATCGTGCGCAGACGCTGGGCCATGTCGCCAGTGAGTACCGAGTTTCCGAAATCAATACCGCCCGGGTTGGTGATAGGTTGTACTTCGGACCGGCTCAGAACACGCGCGGCAGCGCTGGCTGCAGCGCCCTCGTTGCCGCCCTTTGCAATTTCTCGCGACAGCATGGACTGCAGGTTGCGATAGTCCTGCGGGGTGAATGGCTGATCACCTTGCTGGAAAGCCCCCATATATCGAGAAATTGTGGGGTTCATGAAGGGCATCAAACCCTCTTCCCCTAACGTCTGGTTGATGTCGCTGATCACCTTGGGAGAGATGGGCTGGCGGTAGCCTGGAGATGACTTCGCGGCATCCCATGCCGCCTGCTCAGCGGCACGCAGGTTCGCTTGTTTCCCCAGGACAGTAGACGCGATCTGCTCGCCAGCACGCAGCGCATCACCACGACCAGCACCTTGCTCATTGAGCGACTGGATGAGGCGCGTGTTGTTCTGGTTCTGGATGCGTGCCATGCCCTGCAGTTGGTCATCTGCAGAGTTCGCGCCCATCTTGGCGAGGTTCATCTCGCGCGTGATCTGCACAGGGTCTTGCGTGACCATCCCGCGAGTTGGGACAAGTCCAGACGCCTGGAAGTCAGCAAAACGGCGCACGGCATCGGCATTTATCTCGCGGCCAGCTTGCAAGGCATCACGCAGCTCAGTGCGCAGCGCCTGGCGCGCACGCTCCGGGATCTGCGAGTAATCGCCGCCTGACCGCTCGAAGATCACATTGATCTGCGCGTCCAATTGCTGGGGCGTCATCTTCGGCGTCAGCGCACGCTTTACGCCAGCCGCGGCGCCCTGCACCAGACCAGGCGCAAAGCCGCCAGCCACACCGCCGATCAGGCCAGCGGCTGCCTGCTGTAGCTCATCTCCACCACCCTCACGCGATAAACCAGACAAGCCACCACCGCCCGCAGCAGACGAAAGCTGAGCGGTTGGTGCAGTAGACAGCGCACTCCCCACGGAACCGATCATGCCCGGCAGTTTCGCCAGTTGCTGTGCGCCGCCAAGCGTGCCACCTGCCCCAGCGACAAGGCGCGTCGCGTCGCCCACAACACGCTCAAGAGGGGTCTGAGGCTTCGGCAAGCCGACAGCATCAGCAATGCTTGTTGCCACCTGACCAAGCGGGGCAGTGTTGATGCCGGCACCTCGCATCAGGCCAGCCACAGGCTCGGTAAAGACCTGCGCAGCATTCGCCAACCCCTCCAGGCCATAGCGGCTCGTCAAGCCGATCTGACGCGGGATATCGCTGAGCACGTTGTTGAAGGAGCGGCCCGCCTCCTTCACCGGTTGCGCAGGCGCAGCAGGCGCGCTCTGCTGCAGCCAGTCAGCAGGCACAGCCATCCCGTTTTTCTGGAGTTTCGTGACCAGATCGGCCTTTGTCGTGCCGTCCGGAACATTGCTGATGATGGTGCCATCCGGCAGACGTACATCCATTATTTGAGGCTCGAAAAGTCAACAACACCACCGCCTGCAGGCGCTTGCGCAGCCTCGGGCTGTGGGACGGTCAGAAACGGTGCCAGGGCTCCAGCATTGGGGTTGCTCAGCAGCGGCTGCACGTTCTGGTTGTGTTGCCGGATGCGGTTCTCCGCAGTCTTGCGTGCTACCTGGGAGAGGGTCTTGATTTCACCAAGGGACATGCTGATGTCGCCGGAGGCGGCCTTGCGCAGGATTGCGCGCTCGCTTTCGGTGATTTGGCCTTGGCCCTTCATCTGGCTTGCTGCATCCAGCTCAAGTTGCGCCATTGCCTGCATGGCAGCACGAGTTTTCTCCAGCGTCTCTTTGGAGCTTTTCCCGCCCAACCCAAGCTGAGTGCCCACCTGCATCAGGACCTGCGCAGGAGCCGTCAGAGGGCCGGCCATCACCTTTCCGCTATTGATCGCCGAATCCAGGTTGTTCAAGGTGCTGATCGTAGATTGCGCCCCTTTCGCGCCAGCCAGCGATGCATCCAGCTGGCTCCCTGCGCCCTTGGCGATCTCGTTCAGGAACGACTTCTCAGTGTTGACGCTGATGTTGTTGCTGGTACGCGCCGCGCCGGCAGCGGCCTTGCTGATCTCGTAGTTCTGGTACGCCTTATTGGGCAAGATGTTGCCGTGAGCGTCCATCTGGAATGGCTTGTTTGGGTTCGGAATGGAGCGATTTGCGTTGTTCGGGTCGAACGGGTTGACGCCAACGCCCTCCACAAACTCCAGCTTGTCACGCGGCATCAGATCCCCATAGTTCCGGCTCTGCGCGAACTTTGCCAGAGAGGCGGGCGTGAACTTCGTCGGATCGATCTTGTCCACAGGCACCTCTTTCTGCAGAGACTGCAGAAGCTGCATACCGCGCAAAGGATTGACGCCCATGACTGCGTTCGCATAGCCCTGCATGTCAAAGCTGCTCGGCGCTCCACCACCACCAGAACGCAGGAACTGAGGCGCAAGTGCGCTTTCCTGGTCCTGCAAGTCCCATGCCTTGGTCTGCTGGTCGCGCTGACGCTTTTGGAACGACTGATCATCAGCAGCGCGTCGCGCCTCATTTGAGTACTGCACAGCGCTCAGCAGACCCGGGCCAAAGCGCTGTCCACTGCCGGCAGCCGCCAACAGACCCAAGCCCAACTGAGACTCAGGGCTGCTCAGGAAATCGAGTAGTCCAGCCATCACGCACCTCCACCGCCGAAGTCACCGTATTGATCGCGCCGAAACTGATCCTGTGCGGCCTGTCGGCGCAGGTGCTCGATTTCTGCTTCCGTCAGGTTGCCCGTGTTGGTCTCTGGCGCCTTTGGCTCAGGGATGGCTCCACTCGTCCAGGGGTTCAGCGCCTTGAAGTCGATCTGCCCATAGGCATCCCCAGGGTTCGTTCTCATCGTCGGGATCATTGCGGTTGGGCGAAGTCCGCTCGACTGCATCCCCTCGCCGCCACCTTGGGTCATGTCCTGGCCTTGGCTGCTCATCAGGCCGCCAAGCGCGCCGGAATAGCCCCCCCCACCCAACAGACCGCCGCCTTGCATCAGCGGCGTATGCCCCTGACCGGCCTGGCTCAGCAACCCCTGCAGCGCACCGCCGCCGACCTGGCCGCCCGCAACAGAGTTCCCCATCGCCTCACCAGAGCGGTAGTTGCCCGCGCCCAAAGAGCGCTCAGGCCGCAGCATTCCTCCCAGCTCTGAGCCAGCCGGCGCACGCTGGTAGTTGCTGTTCATCAGCCTGTTTGACAGGGCCATCATGCTCGGCGCCATGTTCTGCCGATAGTTGTCGATGTCCCCGTACAGGTTCTGGTAGCTGGTCTGCTGCAGCCGGTTGAACGGGTTCTGCTCGTAGTAGCCCTGGAGTTTCTGGCCCTTTTCGATGTTCTCCTTCATCCAGGGCTGGACTGCGCTCCAGGGCTCATTCGTGGTGGTCTGCGACGACCCGCCACCACCCTTGTTCATGGCCCCGGAAACTACAGATCCGGCCACGGCCCCGGCGATTGGTACAAGTGCTGCTGGCATTAGAGTTCCTTCATATATTGGACGGACACGGCTTTGTATCCGTCGAGCAACTTGGCCCAACCGGGCCGACCTTCTGTCATTGACAGTGCGCAACCCATCTCTCGCCCCCAGTTCTCCCCCTCTTCTAGGAGCGACGGGCGATAGGAGCCTGCAGATGCGACCATGTGGAACACACGACCCTTTCCCGTGTCGCGCACCTCGGTGATTGCCGAGTACGCGCCATCGTCACTCCGCCAGTACTGGGCGTTGCCAGCTCGGCACTGTTCAACCCAGAAATCGGACTGATCAGCAAGAGCTTTTTCAAATGCTGGCCTGATCTTTTCAACTGCGTCACCAGGTAGACGGTCTGGTTCGTACATCATCAGTCGCCCATCCCACCATTGCCAAAGTAGACGCCGGAATTAGGCATGGATCCCCATCCGCCTCCTCCACCGCTGCCCCACAGATTCCCGATCTGACCTGCGAGTTGCGCTCCACCCAAGGCGCCTAACAGTGGGTTTCCCTGCGCACTGGTTGTGCCCGTCGATGTGCCGAAGCCATTTCCCATTCCGTTGGCACTGTTCGAGAACCTGTTCCAGTAATCCAATGGGGTGTTCTGGATCGTGTTTCCCGCGTTCAACCCGGTCTGGTTGTTGCCCATCAACTGGTTCCAGGTGCTGTTGCCCAGCTGCGCCCCCTGCAGCGCCCAGTTGTTGTTGTCGTTGTTGATCTGCCGATCAAGGCCTGCGTAGCCAAGGCCGAGGTTCCCCAAGCCCAGGTTGTAGCTGTTGGCCGCGTTGTAGTAGCCCAGGTCGTTGTTGCGCCTGCCCAGGTCGTACTGCAGTTGCTGGCCGAATGCGCTGTTTCCCAGCCCCGCCAGGGCGCCACCGAGCTGCTGGCTGAAGTCATTCATCGCATTGGCTTCGATCACGCCCTGGCGTGACCCGCCGAATCCACCAGCGGCCATGGCTTGCGACGAGATGCTGGGTAGCACATTGCGGTTGAAGTTACCCGTCATGGTCTTCGTCACCGCATCCATCTGCTGCTGCAGGTATGGATTCGTCTGGTTCATGTAGCTTGGGCCACCGCCGCCACCGCCGCCTCCCCCACCACCGCCACCCAGATCTCCCGAGTAGCCACCACCACCGCCAGAACCACCCGGCGCTTGGTTGTTGCCCGTTGAGACAGTGAAGCCATTCCCACCCATGGCGCCTCCTACAGCCTGATTGCTCAGGCCCTGGGTGTAGCCGCCGCTGTCATTCTTGGTCCCCTGGAACCATCCCTCCACCAGACCGTTCGGGCCTTGGATGAAGTTGCCACTCGCGTCCTTTTGGTACGGCGAACTGCCAGTTGTGCCGTCAGCGTATTTGTAGAGATATTCCATATGTCACCCCAAAAGTTTCCAGCCACCATTCCGATAGCCGTAGAAGCCAGCACCAGACCCCGGATTCCACTGCGTGCCATCTGCGAGAACCACCATCCCCTCAAAGAGGCGGGCTGGCGGCACATACAGTTTTTCCAGCTGCATCAAAGAAAAAGGCCCGCTGAGGGCCTTCTGAAGATTGAGTAGCTCTTGCTGCAGGAACTGCGGCATCTCGGCAGGGTTTGCCGGGACGTTGTTCGGCACGTACATCAGTACCTCCCAGTCACAACGAAATCGGTGTCATAGCTCTGGAAGCGCCAGGGCTGGTTGTCCAAGGACATGACGCGCACCCCGAGGAACCGGCCATTCGCAAACGTGTCGATCTGCGAGTAGGGCGTGGAACCAATCGTATGAACCACTGGAGTTGACCAGTTGATCGCACTTTCCATGCTCATCTGACCACCAACCTCAATTTGCAGCCGCGTCCCTTGTGCCCCTTGCGCACGGAACCTTAGGCCACGCACAGTCTTCACGGTCTCAGGAGAATCCAGTGTCAAGCCAGTGCGCTCCACATAGCTCGTGTATCCAGCGCCGTTGATCGTCCCAGTGATCTCCACAGCGTTGATGATGGGCGCCGTAGAGCCAATCAACAGACGCTCCTGAGCTGGAGACAGTGGATCTTCATTCCAGGCTTGGGCCGCGTCCTGCCAGGCGTAGTTCTGCGATTCCCAGGTATTGGTAGTGCCGGAGTCAAGTTGCCCGATAGCGCCGCACGTCACATTACGTAGACCGCGGATGCTCCATGTGTTCTCTTCCCAGTTCCAGCAAGCCGCGAGCGTGCAGGACTCCTTGCCGAGTTCAGGGAAGCACACCCACACCTCCTTGACAGGCGGGTTCGAAACCACGAACGCGCGGCTGCGATTCGTGCTGTCGATCTGGGCAAACAGCCACTTGCGCAAGCGTCCGCTGATGATCGACTGTGGACCCTGGCCAGAATGGACGATCACATCGCCGTGAGTGAGCACAACATGCCCGACGGGTGTCTGTGCGATGCAGCCGCGGGCCAGCGCACCAACTGCGCCTGGCAAGCGTTGGAACGAGAAGATGTCCAGCCCACCAGTAGCACGCATGGCGTACATGCTGTTTTCTTTGTAGATGATGTTCACATCACCCAGAGGCAACTGATCAACAAGCAGGCTCGGCTCTTCTGCGAGATCCAGTTCGCCGGCAGTCTTCGTCACGTCCGTGGCGTCCCAGGAGGTGGGCACGGCGCCAGGCACTGCAGGAACAGACCACTTGACCATGTGCGGGTATGCGGTCGTGCCCTTGGTAATCCCCAGCGCCACAAGAACCGACTTGAACGGCCGCAGCGACTTTGCGCGCCATGTCGCATCCCAGCCAGGCAACGCAGTCATGAGGCCAGTCCCGCCCCAGTACCACGGCACATCCTTGCCGTTGTTAGCCACCAAGACACCATTGAGCACACCGCCAGTCCAGCGGTCGTCAATCGCACCAGTCGGCGCCGTTGTTGGAGTGATTGTGGCTCGCGCCGCGCCGTCATCTGCGTATACCGCACTAAGGCCAGCATGGACCCAGTAACGTTTGCCGCCCTGGTAGTACGGCTGGAGCCAGTAGGGCACGACCGAAGGCGTATCGAACACCTTTAGCTCGCCCTTCATGCGCTCGACGCCTCCATCCCGAAAGCGCACGTTCGCCCCATCTGACCATGCATTCGTGGGTATCTCCTGGGCCTGCATGTCTTTGACAATGCCGATCTTCCCAAGGTCTGTGGAGGTCTTGATCATTGCTCAGGAGGGAACCAGGGTTCCGCGTTTGGATTCTTCCATGTCCCGACGACTTCTTGGCGCCACTGCTCGTTGACCGGCTGGTAGTAGCCTGGTGACGGCATGAGATCGTCTTGCCACAAGATGTAGTCTCCCGGGTAGAAATCACCCCAAATGCTTCTCAACCAGTCGTAGTCGGCCTCGTTTACGACTGTGAGGTTGTAGACATATGGTGATTCGGAATCAACACGAATCCATGCGCAGTTTCGGACAGCCATTTTTTACTCCCACCACCATATGCGGATGAATCCAGAGCCTCCGGCGCCACCAGTTCCAGTCGCTCCGTAGCCACCGCCACCGCCACCGCCAGTGTTGGCGACTGCGGCAGAACCTGGCCCTGCGCCATTCGCGCCTGCGCCACCGCCACTAGATCCACCAGAACCGACACTCGTTGCATTCCCCGCGCCACCACCCCCACCACCACCACCGAACCCCATGACACCGACCCCACCTGCGCCCGAGAACACAGAGCCAGATGATGGTGTCCCACCGCCACCACCGGATCCGCCAACTGATCCATTGCCGCCCCGGGTCAAAACAGAAGGGGACGCGGTAAAGCTTGCATTCCCCCCTGAACCACCAAAACCACCTCCACCACCGGCGCCACTAACTGCTGAGCCTCCGCCGCCAGATGCGCCATTTGCGCCTGGTGTTCCCGAGCTGCCGCCGCCGCCAGACCCACCGCCAGCGACGGCTCTGAGAGCGCCGATGGATGTTGCAGAACCATTTGCACCGCCAGCGCCTCCACTACCAATGGTGATCAACTGAGCCGATGTGATGGTCAGAGGGCCAATGTAGACCTCCCCTCCACCGCCGCCACCGCCTGCCATAGACGACAAGGTTGTTGACCCGCCGCCGCCGCCACCTCCGACCATCAAAACCATGCACTGTCCACCGTTCGCGACCAGCGTCGCCGAAGGGGTGAATGATCCTGCGCTTGTGAACTCCTGATAGCGCAACTTGCCACCACCGCCGCCACCGAAATACTCAGTAAAAATGCTCATGCGGCCTCCATGAATCCATCAGTCGAATTTGAAAAAACACAAACCGCCGCATCGTTCTGAGATAGCAGCTGCATGACACCGGGGGAGCGACCCTTGACCTTGTTGGTGAGCCAATCAACATTCGCTGAAGCGACTCCGCGAGACATGCCAAACCCCACCGGGTCTTTTGCGGAAAATGTCGTCGGCACCGTGAGAGTTATTCCAGCGGTGGCGATGATGTAGAAGTTCCCAGGCGCTGCTGTGGTGTTGGCAGTGATCACAACTGGCGTCAGCACTGGCCAACCCCATGAGGCATTTGAGCCATCGGTTGTGATCGACTTCCCGGCGTTCCCCGCCTGTCCCGGCAGAGCACCAGATAGCGCTGTTGCATTGACGAAGTCCACGCTTGCCGCGTTGTTCCCGGCCGACCCAGTCGCCAAAGTCGGGACCGTGATGGCCGTCGCACCTGTGAAGTTGTGCGTACCCGTGTAGGTGTCTCCAGCTTTCGCCGCCTTGGCGTTGATCTGGACCTGCACATCGCTGGTCGCCGTGGCCAGATAGCCCTGAATCGTTGGCGTCAACGGTCCAACTGTGGTTGTGGTCGGGAAGACATGCGTACCCGACCACGTCTGGCCTGCAATGGCCCCCTTGGAATCGATCTGAGTCTGTACTGCAGATGTCACACCGACCATGTAGTTCAGCTGGGTCGTGGACGCGTTGATCGGCCCGGTGTAGTTGGGCAGGCGCGTGGCCCACTCGTTTTGCACGAAGGCTGTGGAGGCAGCGCCTGTGGTGCTCGTGCCCTGGGCAAGCGTTGGCACACCTATGGAGCCGCTGAAGACGTGCGCGCCGGTCCATGCCTGACCTGAGATCGCACCTTTGCCGTCTATCTGGCTTTGGATTGACCCGGTGACGCCAACTAGATAGTTGATCTGCACGTCCGTGGCGCTGATTGCGCCGGCCACATTGGGGAACGTGGTCTTGAGCACGGTCTTTGTGAGGCGGATGTGATCATCACCTTCTGAGACCATGTCCAAAGCCTGGGGCCATGCTGTGTTCAGCTGTGGCGGATAGAGGGCGGCTTCTACGCTCATGGCCTTTTCCTCATAACGAGCATGGAACCAGAGTGCTGGGTCCGTTGATCTGCGGATTGCGCCGAAGAAACAGCGCTTGCATAGTTGCCCGCCTCACGCACAAGCATCTCGTCATCGCGCGCCCAGCGGGCGAACTCAACAAGCATCGACGTGAGGTAGACGTTCGGAAATTTGGTCAGGATCGGATTCGTATCCGTATCCAATGCAGGCGTCGAGAACTGTCCGTAATAAGTCAGTTGCATGGGAAACGCCATGTCGCGCGACAGGACCATGGTTTCGCCGTCCCACGAGAAAGCGCGGCACTCGTGATCCATGAATTCCATCGGTCGGAACTCGAGCGGCATCCATGGCTTGCCCAGCTCAAACACCTTCTTAGCCTCCAGAAAGCCCGCAGGCCTGGCGCCATCGACCATCGCGACCGTGGAAAGCATCGGCGACACGCGGATCGCTGGCGAATTGGACTCGCCGAAGTAGATGCGTTGTTCAGCAATCGGCAGGAACGAATCCGCCATGGCTGCCGCATCCGACCTGTGCGTGTAGGCCGTCATGGCCGCTTTGAGTTGGCCGTAGTTCATTGCAGGAAGGCGTCGTAAGCCAGGAAAACGGGGTTCTCGCGGAAGAAGGCCTTCATGGCCTTGGTGCGCTGTGCCTCGTCATCGATGGCAGTGATCTGGTGAGATACCCACGGCGGGAGCACGCCGACCTCTTTTCCCTCTCCCCAGCGCTTGCCCTCATTGCGAGCGCGCATTTCCTTGGCTCTCAGGATGTAGGGCTCAGCGTCGTAGACCTTCTGCACCACCACTTGATCGCCCTCGAAGTGGTAGATGGTCCGGACGCCGGTATTTGGGTTCACACCCTCATCAATCTGGAAGTGGCCGAAGCTCATGTTCACTCCAAAGAAAAAGGGCCCCGAAGGGCCCTTTGTGCTCAGTTGGATGGATCAGCCGCCAGACAGGTCGGAGATCTTGAAGTTGGCCTTCTCGGCCTTCACGCGCAGCGTGGCATCGACCAGGATCTGCTCTTTGTCGCTGTCGCCAGTGCGGCCCAGGGGCTTGCTCTGGAACGAGCGCAGGTACACCGTATCCAGCTCGGACAGGACCAGGCCGTACACGTTCGTGCCGCCTGCCATCATGTAGTGAGGCATGTGGCTGACCGCGCCGAAGTCGGAGACGTACACGTCCGCACCGCCCACGATGGTGCCCTGGCTCTCACCCTTGGCCTCGTGGCGGATCTGCGCGATGCCGACGAAGCTGGATGCCACGACCTTGTGGGCAGGCGAGAAGAACACATCTCGGGGGATCTTGCCGGCCGTGGTGTACGTGGTCTGCAGCGTCGTCTTGTAGATGGTCTCCGTCAGAGCGCGCGCAGTGCCAGCAGTCGGCGCCGTCGTGGGGGCGCCGGACGTGTGGGCCACAGTCGAGCCACCTGCGCCGTGGTTGGCATTGGTGTACAGCAGAACACCCAGGCCCCCAGACTTGGCCGCGACGGCGCCAGAGCCCACCACAGCGGGGTTGTTCGACACCACCATCTTCTCGATGTCGCGCTGCAGCTCCTTGTACATCTTGGCCTTCTGGTAGGCCATTTCGGACTTCTTGCCGGCCTTGTCCACAGCTTCCACGCGGCCCGAGATGAACACGGTGTCCTGGAAGATCTGGCAGATGTTGCCGACGCGCTGGGGAGGCATCTTGGCAGATGCGGCCGCATCGTCGCCGTCCAGTGCCGCGTTGTCCGCGTTGGGGGCGCGCAGAGCATCACGGGACCACTCATGCAGCGTGTTGGTGGCCTTGCCACGGCCGGCGCCAGACACGATAGGCGTGCTTTCGGGGTCCTGGCGCGAGATGAAGTCGGCGAGGTCTTCGCGAACGTTGTTTGCCGCCGTGTAGCGGGTGTAGGTGTTGGTTGGGACGGCCATCTTGGCAGCTCCTTACAGATTGTGTTGTGCAATGAATGCGGCCAGGTCGCCTTGCGATCCCTTGCCACTACGCAGCCGATCAACGCGTCGCTTGTCCATCGACTCGTTGCGGGGCACGCCGTTCTTCTGAGGCAGGCGAGGGGCGCCCTCAGCCTTTTTCTTCACCTCATCGCGTTTCTTGAGTAGCTCCCGGTATGCCACTGCATCAGCCATGGCCAGCACGACAGCCGGGTCGTTCAGGGTCGAGAACCGATCCTGCGACACGCCGTATTCCTTCGAGAAGGTCTCGAAGATGTGCTGCAGCTTGGGGCGATCAATGCCTTTCTGGCCGATCACACCCCAGCAGCGCGCGAAGCTCTTCTGCATTTCTGCCTGCTGAGCCTGTTGCTGCTGGAATTGCTCCTGCTGCCACTGGTTTTGCAGTTGTGCGATGACGCCCTGGATCTGCTGAGTCCGGGCCTGTTCGGCCACGTAAGCAGCTGGATCGCTGTGCGACAGTGCCAACATTTCCTCGGGAGACCTCAGCCCAGCGAGCCGAGCCACAAGCGCCTGTGCCATTTGCGCTTGCTGGACGTAGTGGTTTTGCGCCTCGGTCACCCGTGTACGCACAATCTCTGCCGCCTGCTCTTCTCGCTGCGACAGGCCCTGCATCTTCCGCGTGTAGTCGGAGTGACGCTGGTAGCCCGCCACGAGTTCTTTTTCGTCAACCTCTTGCTCGAGGTCCGCACCGTCTTCGCCCTTGACGGTGACTTTGAACTTGCGACTGCTTGTCGGATCGGGCTCCTCGGCAGGCTCTTCGCCGCCATCATCCGGGCTGTCGTCTGTGGTTTCCGCTTCGTCCTTGTCCTCGTCGGGGGATTCAGCGTTTGGCTGTTGTTCCTCTTGATTCTCGGCCCGGTCTGCTTCCGGGTTGTCGAGCAAGAAGGCAGCCAGATCATCGTTAGAGATCGGGGCCTGATCGGCTTGTCCGTCCATTTGATGCTCCTAAAACAAAAAAGCCACCCGAGGTCGCCAGGGTGGCTTGTGGGCAGCGCCCGATGAGGTAGGCGACTACCGGAATCTGCGGGCCAGCTTCTTCACCGCGCCCTCGTCTCGATGCTTGTCCAAGTTGATGCGAGCCAGCTTCCCGCCCTCCACCATGCGTTTGAGGATGACTTCGAAATCATCCGTCACCGCAGCGAACTGACGGGCCAGCTTGAGGCCCTCCGCGTCCCTGATGTCCGTTTGCTTGAACGCCTGGTGCGCCACTTCATGCAGGCGTTTCATCGCCTCATCAAATGCTGGATTCGACAGCACCTGCTTTGCGTACTCGCCCATGTCTGCGATCTGCTGGTCTGTCATGGCTGGATCTCCCGGCCCAACTCGTCCGTGGCCGCTTGTGTCGCGGGGTTGTTGATTTTGGCCTTGCTGCTGATGTTCGCAGACTCGATCTTGGTTGCGGCATCAAGCTCCGCCTTCCATCGACTGAACTGCATGTCCTGTTCGGACTTCCATTGCTGGAATGCCATTTCGCGCTGGTGCCTGGCATCCTCGTACTGAGCCTGCATCGCGTTCAACTCTGCCTCTTGGGTGAGCTTCATCCGGTGCATCTGCGCCTCAAGCTCACGCCGGTTCGTGTCCGTCTGCTGCTGGGCCTGCTGCCTGATGATCTCCAGCTCAGCCTGCTGCCTGCGCTGCATCTCGTCGGCCTGGGCCTTGTACTGCAGCTCCATCTGGGTCGCCTGGGCCTGCTGCTGCATCTTGGCCTGTTCCAGCGCCAGTTGTGGCGGGGGTTGCGGCGGCGGCAGCTGTTTGCCCTGTGGGTCTCCAATGAAGTCACCAACGTTCTTCTGCCCACCCAACTCCACCAGCTTGGCGTAGGTGTTGTAGATGTTCTGGGGCTGGATCATCAGTTGCCCATAGGGCGACTGCGCCAAGCCCATCTGCAACTGCAGCAGGTTCTGGAAGAAGCCGATCTGCTGTGACTTGTCGCCCGTGCCCAAGCCGACATTGATGGTCATGTCGTACTGGTCACGCCACTCGTTCGGGTCGTACTGCACGAACTCGCCACGCAGACGGAACGCAAGCGGCTCCATGTCACCATCGGTGAGTAGCTTCAGGATGCCCTGAAAGATGGGCTTCACCAACGTCTCGGCGAATATGCGCGCGATCAGCTTCACGCGCTGCTTGGCCGCCGTGGCCGTCATCATGACTTCAGCAGCCGTGCGATCAGGGCGCAGGCTGTTCGGGTCCAGGCCCTGCTGCTGCTTGGAGACGCCAGTGCGCTTCTCGGCCATCTCGTCCACATAGGACAGGACTGGCAGGATCTGGTTGCCGTTGAACGGGGCTGGCTCGATGCCAAGCGCATCAGGCTTCTTCACTCGAAGAATTCCACCAATGCGGAAGTCCAACAGATCATCGATGTCGGCGTATGGCGTGCCGTTGGCATCCGTCAGGACGGTCTTGCGCGGGTTCACAGCCAGATTCGCAGCGTTGACCATGCTGCGGGTCAAATCCGTCTTCAGGCGCTGCAGGTCCGCCACTGCCTCAGCGATGGACATGCCGTCCCAACGGTGCGTGTTCAGGATGGGGCTGGTCGTGGCGATCTGTACGTGGCTGGTCTCCTCGTTGGACAGCAACTTGTTTTCCAGGCGATAGATCAGCCGGCGCTCTGCAATGCCGTCGCCGTCGAAGTCCACCAGCACGTATTCGATGCGCAGCCATCCAGTGGCCAAGCTCTCGTCTGCGTTGTCGATGGTGTCATCTGCGCTGGTGTAGCGGCCATCAGTGCGCTGTAGCCTGTAGTCCTCTTCCAACCCCTGCGGCAATGCGTCTTCGGAGGCGCGGAGGTCTGAGGCCTCCACGTCTTTGAAGCCCATCTGCTTGAGGTCGGACAGCGTGACTTCCATCACGCGCGAGACATAGGGGCAATCGGACAGCAGTGGTGAAGTCCAGCCGCGTTTGACCATCAACTGCTCTGGAGGGAAGGCCTCAACGCAGATCTTGCGCTTCTCGACAGTCTTGGCCACCTTCACATTGAACAACGGCACCATGGCGCCCATGATCGGCTCGGCCGCCTCGATCTCGAAGCCTTCCTCCTCAAGCATCGCCAGGATTTCAGGAGTCGCACCTTGCAGCTCCTGGCTCTCGCGCACCTGGTCAACCACCGTGCGCCACTGCACTGCACAGTTCTGGGCGATCAGCGCGTCCTTGAACGCCGTGTACAGCGTCAGGAAGCCATTGTTCTGCTTGTAAAAGACGTAGTTGCAGGTGTCCGTGGCCTGGGACGAGCCAGCCACGTCCTCAGCTTTGCGCGGCTCGAATGAGACTGCCTCATCCGTGGACGTGAATACGTCGAGCAACTCGGGCAAGATCCACTCAACCGTGTCCTGAGTCTCAGACGTGACGATCTGGGACCAACCCTCAAGGTCTGCATCACCAGGGTACGGCTCACGGTAGTACTCGCGCATCGAAGCAAGGCGAGTGTCTCCAATGGCTTCGACGTACTGGGCGGCATCCTGCTCATTCGACTGCAGGTGCTTCAGCAGTGTGTCGTTGTCCATCTTTGCCATCACTCAGCCTTTGGTTGTCGCGGTGCGCGCTTCGGTTTGTCGAGGGTTTCGGTCTGGGCTTCTGGCTCTTGCTTGCCAGCGGCCTGCTCAATTGGGGAGAGCTTGGGGAACGGCGGGCATCCAACCCTGGCCGATCCATCGGGATAGGTGTGTGTCTCGTTCATGCGAGCATCCTTCGCTTGTAGGCGATGGGCTTGGACGCTGCTGCGTTGCCCATCTCATCAACAGCCATGGCTGCGTAACGGAACATGTCGGCGCCGTGGCTGTACTCGTCATGCAATGGGGCGCCAGGCTCTCGCGTCTGCTGGTTGATCGACCGCTGATAGCGCTTCAGGCACTCCAGCAGCCGCACTGTCTTGTCCTCATCGAAGAACACACGCGGGAACATGAGGCGCGCGGCCTTGATGCCCTCTTCCTGATCAAGCTGACCCAGCACAACCACGTTCTTTCCCATGGCCTGCAAGGCCTCCTCCGTGCTCTTGCCGGTCTGGATGTTCCTTGCCCGGCCGTCATGCGGTATGAAGTACGTTCCGATGCGATATGGCCGCTTCTCAATCTCGGCCACATACCAATCGAGCGTGTGGTGCGAGTCCTCGATGTAGTCAATGCACCGGACCTCGGCGCCAGACCTCTGCCAAAAGCCGATGGTCATGGCGTCGTTCCAACCCAAGTCCCAAACTGTGTGCACGCTCAGCAGCGGGTCATATGGCACAAACCGCACGCGCTTCTCGTCGTACAACCTGGTGATCTCATGGCGGTAGATCGCGCCTTCACTGACTCGCTTCGGCTTGCCTTCCCAGATGTTGTCGTAGTTGTCAGGATCGCGCCTCAGCGTGTCCTGGCGCTCTTTCTCCAACTCGGCGCCGAACCAGGGGTTGTCTTTCCAGTTCACCTGGCACACGAACGAGTCATCGCGCGCATGCATCACGAAGCGCTGATAGGTCTCGTCCGTCTCCATGTCCGGGTTGAACGTCACCCAGATTTCTGAGCCGGCTTTGCGGATCGTCGGCGCCAAAATGTCCCAGCTGCGCTTTGTCACCGTCTGGGCCTCCTCGACCCAGCAAATGTCGCAACCCTCGAAAGACTTGATCGACTCAACCGTGTGTTGCGCTAGGCCCGCGAACAGGAATAGGCATCCATTGCGCCCACGAATCTCAGTCTCCAGCACCTCAAAGAACGATCCAAGCCCCATCGCCTGGATCTGGTCACTCAACAGCCGGTGGACCGAATCCTTGATCGACTTCTGCACTTCCCGCGTGCAGAGGATGCGCAATTGCTTCTGCGCAGCCAGGAGCAGCAGGACGCGTGCAACACCCCATGACTTGCCGGAGCCACGACCGCCGTGCAGCACCTTGTAGCGCTTCGGCTCGAACAGCGGCTTAAGCTTCGTCGGGATTTCAACTGTCATTGCCTACAAACCGGACGCTCAGGCTCTGCTGAATCGGGCCGCCCTCAGCACCGACAACCTCCTGGGTCACCTTGTCGCCGTATTTCTTCGGGGCCATCTTGCTGGCCACCCATTTGCGCGCATCTACACGCAGCTTGTTGCGGGCAACCGCTGTGGCATCGAACACCACCTCGGTGTTTCCATCGCCATCGTCATCGCGCGATCCATGCTTCTCGGCCCGGACCATCGTGCATTCCTCGTCGGCGATCTCCAGCATCTCTTCGACCAGCTTGTCGGCCTGGGCATCACGCGCGCATGCGTATTGCTCTCGGAAAGCTGCGTTCTCCGGCTTTCCCAGCCATCGCATCACAGTTGCCATGCTTGGCATCTTGGCGTCCGTACAGATCTTGCGGAGGGACTCTCCTGCTGCGATCCGGTCACAGAGCTTTGCTGCGATGTCTTCATTGAATGTGCTGATGCGGCCCATGCTGCCTCTACATTGCCAGCGCTTTGTCGCAAGCCCTGATGTTCTCTGCCATTTCCTCAAGCAAGCCTTCAGCCTGTTCGCGCTTTGCGCCAGACAACGTAGTGAGTTTCTTGCCAAGGATCCGCACAAACTGCTGAGCCCTCCGCTTTGCCTTCAAAGCATCCGGCTCTCCACCCTTGGACAGGTTGGTCAAGTTCCAGAGACCGATCCTTGCGATCTCCTGCTTCTCGAAGACGTATGCCTCAGCTTCTACGTCGAATCGCTGCACGATGCGCCTTTCGACCTCCAGGCCGTCCATCCATATTTCGTGGATCAGTGCTTCCTTCGGGGAATTCGCAAAACGCAACTTCTTGGCATCACGCTCATGGTGAGCCACTCTGTTCCCGGAACCCTTGCCCACATAGAACACCTTCCCGTTCCTCGGATCGATGAGGTGGTAAACGTAGAAGGCCTCCTGCTTGATGGTCAGGGCCATGTTTTCAACCTATGTTTGCACCACGCCTCTTGCGTGGAGTTCCTTGAGCCGCGCCAGGAAGATCGGCGCGCCATCTGTCACCAAGTCGCATGCATAAACGCCATGCCATCCATCGACGCCGCAGACTTCATAAAGCAGGTCGTATGTTGCGAAGCAGTTGTCTGCCGCGCGGATGTTTGCCCACAGCTCTGGCATGTTTTCCCTGAGCCAGTCATCCAACTCATTGAGGCCAGAATGGCCGAAGCTATCTTCAGCAGGCCAGATCGGCCAGAGCCATCCCCAGATGCGCGAGAGGATGTTAGCCATGGTGGTCTCTGTTGGGTGCAGGGCTAAGCACTCGAAGGAGGAGGGCTTGAGGGGTTAGTGCCGCCCTGCGGAAATGAAAAAGCCCCGGCCATTTCTGGTCAGGGCTTTGGGGTAGAGGCTGGATTTCACCTGCCCCCAGTCTTGGCGGACTTCATACGAACCGCTGACACGCGGACCGAATCAGACTCCTGATCGGCATGGTTCGTGTTCGTTGTTGCTCGCAACTATCCCGGCGCAAACCGGGACGTTCTAGTGCTGTTGCTAACGATGGCTGCCACGTTACCAGAATCATTTGCGGATTGCAACAGGATTTGCGCGATTCTTCAGCATCGTTCTGGCGTCGTGCACCAAGTCGTTCAGCGCGTCCATCGTGACTCCCAAGAGCTTGGCGGCCTTCTTGGGGTTGTTGGCGTAGACGTACCACCAGCGGATGGCGTGGCGGTTCTTCTCGGGCAGGTCCACGACGAGCTTTTCCAGTGTGTGGGCATCGAGGCTGTTGATTGGGATGTGGTCCAGCGGAACGGACTCGCTGGCCTCCTTCTCTTTGAAGAAGCGCCACATGGGGTGCGACAGGGCTGTATTGCCACCTCGTACCCACCGTGCCCAGTTCTGCAGCCTCAGGTGGATCTCTTCGTGCTCGGCTTTGATCAAGTTGTAGTCAACGTATGCTTTCATCAGCATGTGGGCTCCTTCTTCAGTTGCTCATCAGGCGCTGCACGGTCACGTTCAGCGCGTCGTTTTCATCCATCTTCATGACCGACCACATGTGGCGGCGGCCATGCCATCCGTTGTGGCTCCCGGTGTGGCAGTCCTGGCACAGGGCGATGCAGCTGTACTGGTTGCCCTGCTTGGTGTGGTGGGCCTCGCTCGGCCCGGGCGCGTCGCAGACGCTGCAGGGCAGCTCCTTGATGCGGCCGAGATGCGCGCGTTCCTTGGTGTTGAGCTTGTTCAGCATCAGAACTCCTCCACGGCCCAGCCGCCGCCGTCCTTCTTGGCCCTAGCCTTGATGGCGACGAAGCGGAATGGGTAGAGGTCAGCCGCGACCTTGATCTTTGCCCTGGCGTCGTCCTGCCAGAAGCCCTTGACCTCGTGGCACTCCATCACGCCATCCGCGCTCATCACGGCGAAGTCGGGCGTGTAGAAGGTGTTATCAGCCAGGCGCAGCTTGATGCCCTCGAACTTGTGCCACTGGATCAAGCCGGCGTGCTGCTGGCTGCTCAGGTGCTGGGCGTAGGCCTGCTCGGTCTTGTTCATCTGGCCGGTCTTGAGGCGGCCTAGCGCAAACATCGGCTTGTTCATGCTGCGGCTTCCTTCATCAGAGAACCAAGCAGGTAGCAGAATGGCTCCCCGTTGGCCTCGCGCGGGTCAATGTGGCAATCCTCAAAAACACAAAGGATCACATGGCTCAGTTCATGCGCGAGGCATTCCGGCGTGTCTGCAAAGATGAGGTATGTCCAGAACCCATCCTTCCCCTTGCCACCAGTCATTCGGCCGGCCTGTGCGCAGGTCAGCACATCTGGCTCATCGAATAGCTTGCGGTGGCCACGCTCATAAGCCTTGCGCGACTTGGCTACGAAAAGCCGGCCCGTGTATGGCCTGAGCGACAGTTCTTTGACGCCCTTCATCAATGCATCCCTTTCGCGCGTCGCTCAGCCACCATCTGGCGTGCGATCGCATGCGCAGCGGGGCTGATCGGCTCCAACCTGCGGTCTGCTCGGCCGTTGCTGTAGCCGTGCCAGTAGCTACGGCTTTTCTGAGTGTGGTCAACCTCAATGAATCCGAGCCCAGCGCGATAGCCAGCTAGGCATTCATCATCATTCAGCTCAACCAGGCTTGTGATGGGTTCCAGATAGTCGCTCATCGCTTTTCCTCCCACAGGTCATAGAACGTCACGCCCAGCTCGGAGGCGGCATAGGCCTCCACCCGGGTGCAGAACTCGGAGAACTCGGCGGTTGTCAGGTCGGTGCTGCTCTTGCCGACGACTTCGCCGTTGGGCAGCTCCACCACGCCGATGAATAGGCGCTTGAACATCTCGTGCCAAGTCTCGGCGTCGTACTGCTTGCCGTTGACGACTGCTTGCGCGGCCACCTGGGCCAGCACGCCCTGGCCCCAGTACCGCTTGTTCTGGGCCTTGGTGCGCTTGCGGCGCGTGACGGTCAGCACCCAGCGGCCGGAGCCCTGCAGCACTTGTTGCAGAAAAGGAAACAACTGCGCCTTGATGGCGACCCAGGCCTGCTGCCGGCTGAAGAGCTCGATTTCGAGGCGGTCAGTCATGCCTGAGCCCCCTTCCCCGCCTGGGCCTGCGCAGGGTTGCCGCAGTTCTCCCGGTGGTCCTTGGCGCGCGGGCAGCGTTTGTCGCCGCATGCCGGGCAGACACTCATCCTGGTGCGCAGCGGGCCATTGATCTTCAAGTCGCAGGCCTCACACCAGCATGTTGGCGTGTGCCCAACGATGCTCGGGAACTTCAGGCCGGCTCGAGTCATGTCTGCCAGCTCGTCAGCGGGCTTGATGCCGTACTGCAACTCAAGTGCCAGTTGGGCGTAGTGGATGACCTTCTTCAGGTCCTCGGCTCCGTTCTTGGCCTTGTGCCTAGTGGCGTACTTCACGATGTTGCCCTGGAAGAAATCAAGGCCGTTGGCGTGGATGTACTGGATGGGCTGGATGGCGCAGCCCTTGTAGTGGTCGCCGCCTGCTTGGGTGTTCAGGGCGCTCATGCTTGCTCCTTCGGCGCCTGAGCCGCGGCACAGCGCAGGATGGCCAGGCGCATGAGGCTCGCGCGCAGGGATTCGTATGGAACGTCTTCCATAAACTGCTGCGTGCGCCCCAGATGGTTGGACACGCTCGCACAAACCCAAGGACGCTTTTCGTCAGCAGGGCTGTGCTCCACGCTGATGCGACAGACGGCCTGCAATTCTTGAGAGCAGTGACCCTGGCCACGCGGGTCCCAGGCGACAAGATTGCCTATGAAGTTCAGGCACCAGATCTTGCCGCCCTCGTAGTCGCCGCTGATGCCCACATGCTTTGCCGCTGCTTCTAGCATTTCACGTTCGCTCTGTGTCTCTGTTTTGCTCATTGCCCCACTCCTTTGTTGATCAGTTGAGTTACTGCATGTCGGGCGTGTAGAGCACAAGAGGCTCTTCGCCATGTGACGCAACGAATTGCTGGCTGTCTCGCTCGAACCAAAGTCCGATGGAGCCTTCCCACTCGCCGTTCCGTTGCTTGTCGTTGATAAGCAAGCAATCCGGCTCTTTGACATCCATCTCTTCAGTCAACTTGCCCTCATCGCGCTTGCGCTCCTTGGCCTTGTTGCGGTGGACCAAGATCACGTTGTCCACAAGGTCGGTAATCGCGCCAGAACCCTTGACGTCGTACTTGCTTGGGCGGTTCTCATCGTTGGGCGGCTTGCGGATGTGGTGGATCAGGTGCACATGGATTCCGTGATCGCGCGCAATGGAAGTGAGCTGGTCAACGAAAGCCTTCTGACCATTGAAGTCGTCCTCGCCCTGCACACACTTCATCAGGCTGTCCACGAAGAACTGCTTCACCTTCAGTTCAGCAGCGGCGTAGCGCACCACTGCACAGACTTGGGAAGAGGTCACGGTGCCTTGCTGGTCGTATAGCCAAAGCTTGTCATCGGTCCAGTCGCGGAACTGCTCGTATGTGTCGATCAGGATGCGCTGGCCATCAGAACTGCCTGCATATGCGGGATGCGCGGGGTTAGTGCCAGACCACTGGCGGCCCATGCGCTCCAGCGTCTTGATGGGCTTCATCTCGAACGAAGCGATTGCGGAGCGTTCTCCCTGGGCGCACAGCGACAGCGCCACCTGGCCGGTCACCAGAGACTTGCCATTGCCATTCGCTCCGGCCCACAGCGTCACCTCGCCGTCACGGAACTGGATCAGTTGGTGGGTTTTTCTCCACGGCATGCACACTTGCTTTGCGCGGATCGGGTTGCGGATCCTGTCGATCAACTCCTGCACCCAGGACGATGCCGGAAGCACCTTTTGCTGCGCATCGGTCTCGTGCTCGTATGCAGCGAAATCGATGTCGTCAGGCGTGAATACGTTTGCCATTGCCGCCTTGCTCCTTCGTGTAAAACCAGATTTCGTCGGGCATGGCGCAGCACAGAATGGCTGGCTCAACGGCCCGGATTGCTTTGAACAAACGCTGTGCGCGCTCTTTGCCTCGGTTGGCCTCCAGCACCACGCCCAGCTGGCGGCAGAACCGCACGTCCAGGCGTTCAGGGCTGTCTTCCTGGCCCACGACCACATGCGGCGTGAACAGGCCGTTTGCAGAGCTCGGGATGCGGTGCCATTGCTGGGCAAGCTCGATTGCGAACTCGCTGTCACCGTCGATGACGTGGACCACGTCGTAGGGCAGCACGCCATCGCGGCGCATCTTCAGCAGGGGGGTATGGCCGATCACACGAAGTTCCTCGGGGCAGTGTCTGCCCGTCCGTTGACCTGGGTGTGCTGGTAGCCCTGGCCCTGGCGCTGATTCCGCACCCAGTTGCGCCACGTCGCGTGCCAGTCCGCTTTGCGCCCGTCCTTCCCCGGCTTGGCAATCCAGAAATCGCGGAACGAGTCCCCAACCTTCGCCATGTCCAGATCCGGGCGTTCCTTCTCTGCCCAGGTTTTCCAGTCATCAGGAAGGGTCCAGTCCGCCGCCAAGGCGGTGCCACGTGGCGACTTCGCAGAAGGAGCATCAATACTCTTCTGTTCCTGTTTCTGTTCCTGGTTAAGAAAGGGTTGGCTAACGGTTTCGGAAGGGTTAGAAATTTGCGGCGCTTCGATCTCAAGCAATGGGCCGCAAACCCGCATGAAATCTAGCTTCCAGCCACATTCGTCAGGCACGCTGAGTGCAATCTTTGCGGCCGACTTGCGCTGGTTCGGGTTCTCCGGCTTGTTCCATTCCAAATGCTTGGAAATCCAGACCCATTTAGTGGTTGCGCAACGGTTGGCGAAACCCTTGGCGAACAGTTCCGCGAACCCTTGCGCAACCCTTTCCAAAGGCCATCCCAAGTCTTCCGAAACGTAACCATCAGGCAGCCTGAAAACCCCTGCGATAGTGCTGTGAGAGCATGTCAGCAGGTACAGGGCCAGCACCTTCCCGTCGTCCGTCATGCTGCTGGTCGTGGGGCTCGACCAGAACGTGCTGTGGACCTTTCCGTAGTCACGCATTACGTGCTCCTGAGTTACTCTGCCGTAACGCTTAGTGCGCGCTACGGAAACGGAAGACGCGCGCAAGGGTGCGCTTTTGAGGCAGCTTGCGGCGCCTCTTGATCTCTTCCAGCGCGATCTGCTTGACGGCTTCGTCAAACGAAATCCCGCGCTGGACTGCTATGGCTTCGATAGCTGCAAGGTCTTCTGTGGAGAAGCAGGAGAGGTCAATTTCAATCTCAGCGTGGGGCATTTTTTTCTCCATGGATCAGGGGCCTAGGCAGCGGCAAAGCCGTTGAAGGCGTTCCTGTCAACACGGGATGCGGACATAGGATTTGCCGCATGACGACGAGCACGAATTGCATCCAACAACACGTTCCGGTAGATCTCTGCCGGCGCGCCGCCTCCCTCTGCTTGGACCAGCCACTCGAATTCCTGCATTTCTTCCTCGTTGAGGCGCAGGAGGGCGTGGGGCTTACGGATGAGGCGGCGGTTGCTGTACGACATAGGAGGCTCTGGATCTTTGTTGTTGGGTTAGCGGGAGGTGGGAGCGCGGCGCTTGGGCTGCGTCTTCTTGTCTTGGGCCTGGAAGTAGTCCAGCAGCGGCTGGATGGTCTGCACGCCGGGGTTCTCGCGGTCGTTGCAGGCGATCTTTCGCGGCAGGGTCTTGGCTACGCCGGCTTCAGAAGCGATCAGCTCCCACCGTGCGGCGCCTTCTTCACGCAGCCGACGCTTGAGAAAAGAAATGATGGTTTCCATGAGGCCTGAGCATAATCCCGAATTTGGGATTTTGTCAATCCCATTTTTGGGATGCTCAGCTTGCGAGACTCCGCGCATGGATTCCGCTCCCCGTCACATACTTGCCAAGAACGTCCGTGCGTTGATGAAGGCATCGCGCAAGCTCACCACCATCCAGAAGCTGTCTGATGCCTCTGGCGTCTCCAAGGGGGTTGTGGAGCGCATGACCAAGGCCGAGGCAAACACAGGCATCGACCACCTGGAGGGCATAGCTAAGGCCTTCGAGATACCGTTGTGGCTACTGCTGTCTGAAGACCTTGACCCATTGACCAAGATGCATGTAAATGTCTGGCCCTTTGAGGAACTGAGTCCGCACCAATACGCTGAGTTACCAGACCGAAAGAAGGGTGCTATCGAGGCCAGGGTGTTGGACCTATACAGAGAATGGGAAATCTCTCAGAAAGCAAAAGATGAATGAAGTCCATCAGTTCGAAATAGACGCCTTCGAGGACCGCTCAGACCGGATGAGCGAAGAGGCTAGGCACCGCCTAGAAATGGATAGGCATGCGCAAGAAATGATTAGCCTTCTAGAGAGGATTCATGCCAAGCAACAAGAGTGGGAAGAGAACCAACGCTGGCAGATCAATGATATGCGAGAGCATCTGAAGAAGATTGATAGAGGCATTAGTTGGTGGGGCGGCGTCCTATCAGTTATCGCAGGATTCATCGCATACAAGATGGCGTGACAGCCTGTATGGGGGATAGCTATGTACGATAAAGACGCGCCGATCCACTACACGGATGGCATCTCAGGGATCAAGCCTCACGGGCCAAACTACATCCTTTCGTTCTCCGTCCTGGTGCCGGGAAGAACAGAAGCAGAGAACGAGCAACGAATCAACCTACGGCTCGTGATCCCTAAGCAGGCCCTCGCGCAGAATGTCGCCTTCCTATCCCAAGCTATAGAGGCACAGGAGGCACTTGGATCGACGGGCCGCCAGGGGGGACAAACGGATTCGAGTAGCTCCTAAGGCCACGCAACTGCGCTTCAGCCAGTGGGTGTGGAGTGACTTCGGCTAGAGTCAGGCGCCATGCAGAAGCCACCTTCTTGATCGCGGACTCCGGATCGCTAATCAGTTCAGCGCGAAGCTCGTCTGCTACCACCTCAGCCACCATCAGCGCCAGATCGGCGTACTTCTGTTCACTCATCACAACCTCCTAGCCCGCCCCGTGCGGGCTTTTTTGCGTCTTCGCAGGTCAACAGCAACCGGCGTGAGAAAAATTTTAACCCAAATTCCCAAATTTGGGTTGACACTATTTCCCAGATATGGGACAGTACATCCCATCGCAGCAACAAACGCGAAACGACCTCGGCAAGCGATACGGAGCCGGGAAGCCCGACAGGAAGCAGAGGGCAGGTCGAGCCTCAAGGGGCGTGCGTGTTGCGGCGGCGGGTGTCACGGGATCGGCCGGGCGCTGACTGGTCTTTAACAACAGAGGGCTACAGAGAGATGCGGAGGCACCAAAGGTAACGGGGGTGCGCCACAGTCGAAACGCGAGGGTTGATGACCTCGGGAGGGCAATCAGTCCATGCCCAAGACGGCGCGAAAGCGCGGGAGCGTGGCTTGCGAGGCACGTCAGACAGTGTCATAGCCGGGAATTGCCGTCCGGCCCGCATCTCTCTGTAGCTCTCCTGGTGTGATTTGAATGGGGGAAGCAAGTCCGTCTTGCATGCAGTAGTCCTGCCCCTCATTCAAATCACATCAGCCCAGAGAAGGTAAGCGCATGACCCCGATGACAAACCCGGAACCGATTGCGCACTACGGCGGCGGATGTTGATCCGCCACAAAGCTGCCAGAGCGAAGCTGGAGCCCGCCACATGCCACAAGGCAGCGTGGAGTTCGGGGAGATGCCAGCCGTCCACCCTGAACGACATCAGGGGAAAGACCAAAGCGCATTCGCCGAGTGCGCTTCGTTTTTTCTAAGGAGATCGCAATGCTAGATCACGGAGTACTGAATGTTCCGCTGTCAAAGCGCGGGAACATCGACAGCCAGATTGACCGCTACAAGCGCGAGAAGGCGATCGCGGAACGCAATGAACTCGATGCACGGAAGTCCGAGTTCGACGCAATGAAGACCAAGGCTTTGGCCATGGTTGACCAGCTATCTGACCAGCGCGCTCAGGAGCTGATGACGAAGCACAAGATGACTCGAAAGCAACTTGATGCGGAACTCAAGTTCATCGCCAGAACGAAACCCGCTGAATTACTGCGGCGTGGCATCTAACCGCTCGCCCCTGGCGCACGGGGCAAAACCAAAGTCGCCATGACCCGTTGCGGCGCCTTTGGTTTTTCAACAGGAGCAGATATGACGCCAGAGCAGAAGTTGAAGCACGCAATCCTGCTGCTTGCCGCCAAGTGGAAAGACATCACCCTAGCCGCTGATGCAGAGATCACCGCCGAGAACGTGGATGCCCTCTACGAAGAGCACGACGAGGGCGGAATGCTGCAAGACGCGCGCAGCGAGCTCCGCAGCACAGGCGAGGAAACCGGCCTCAGCGCACCTGGATCGCGCAACTACGAGACCGAGGCGGTCGCCAAGCAGATGCCAGACGGCTCATGGGTCGGCTGGACTCACTACTACGGCGGCGGCAAGCACAGCGAGCCCGACGCAATCCCGTGGATGGAGGACGCCTACGACCTGACCTGCACAGAAGAGCAAATAACGGTGACGAAGCGGACGTTCGCAAGAGTCCCGGCCTGACCGGCTCGTAGCCGGGGCACACCAAGGAGATGAGAGATGAACGATAGGAAGATGGTGAAAGGCCTCATGCATAGCTTTGCGTGGGCCCGCGACGACGGAAAGTTCTTCCAGCACATCGATGACAACGGAGGCTGGCCTGTGGGATTCAAGTATGTCGGTTTCGAGCACACCGATGAGCGAGCTGCTGGTTTCACGAACAGCAGAACGAACAGCGGCTGGTGGACTGTTGTAGCGAGCAGCGACGACTACTACATGTGGAAGCTGTCTCCCGATGCCGTGCGCCGAATTATCGAAGGCGTCTGGCGCAACGCGACAGTCTCCGTGAATCGCGCAGCGCTGACCATGAGGAACAGCATGGACAGCCCCACGTCGTACTCCACGAACCCCTGATCCCCCGCCCTGGCAAGCCCAGGGCCATCATTGAAGCGGCGTGTGGTACTGACTCGGCAACGCAATTGCGCCGCACCTCACTTGCTCAGGCAGGACGCTTCAATGATGGTTTTCCAGCCGCGCGCGCACCGGAGATGGATTGATCGCAAGCGATTTGCGCGCACCACGCGGCTCCTTTTTTTAGCCGGGCCCTGGGGGACTATCTCCTCCCTCCCCTTCCAACTCCCCAGGCGTGCCAGCAATGGCGCCGGCTTTTTCCATTGGCCCGCAGCTTGACCGCTCCGGGCCTTTTTCGTTTCTGGCCTGCGGGCCGCAAGGAGGCTTCATGCCAACAGATCAAGGGAAGGTTCAGGCAGCAAACCAGAAGCGCGACCTGTTGCAAGGACAGCTGCGCGACCGCATGCGCAAGAGCATTGCCGAGCAGGGTGCCTGGGGCGTTCGTCAAACGACGATGTGGGCCAAGAAGTACCGCCTTGCCCAGCTCTGCATCGGCCGCGAAAACGCGACGCTCAAGACGATCAAGAAGCGCATCAAGGAACTGGACGACGTTGCGAACTGGGAGGTGCCGCAATGAACGCCAGCCCCCCATGCCTCGACAGCCGGGACGCTGATGCTCTGGCAGCACGCGAGAGCGAATACGACGCAGAGGATGCCGCTCTTGATGCATACACGCTAGAGCACTACGGACCGCCGTTCGCGCCTGAGTTCGTGGAAGAGGCTCTTCACAAGGCGCCGTTCGCCACGGCAAAGAAGATCGCAGGCGCAGGCCACTACATGGCCATCTGCAGCGCCATTGACGACTGGCTGCGCGACTTCGCGACACAGTGCGCCCGCCGCGACATGCAGGAGGCCCGCAATGCTTGACGCAGCAAAGGCCGCCGCGCATCCCGCAATTGCCGAATCTCTAATCCTGCAGCAGAAGGAAGAAATTGAAAGGCTGAAATCTAACCTTGGGTTCGCAGTCACGCATCTGCAGATGGTGGCTTTTCATCTGAGGCGAAAAGATGCCCTGTCCAAACAATTCTTTGAACTCCAGGCGGCTGAAAAGATTGATGCCGCCTTGATCGAACTGGGAGAGCTATGACCCCGCCCATCCAACTCCAGCAGCTGCCCCGCCGCAAGAAGCCCGCCCTGAGAAAGCGGGCTTCGCTGCTTCTGGGCCTCGCCGCCCTTGTCGTGCTGGTCCTGCTGGCCCTCACCGGCTGCAGCCAGGCCGGCGCACAGGAGCCCCAGCCCACGCCCGAGGAGCAGCGCATTGCGCGCGCCGCGGCCCGGGCATGCGAGGGCCTCACCCCGGTTTTTGATAACGGCAGCTTGGTCTGCCTCAAGGAGAGATGA